GTCATGATATGTTTAAGCACATTGTTGCATTAAACACTTACACAGAACCATTCCTGAGTATGCGTCAAAACGATCAACGTGCTATCATTGAACAGTTGTTAGGTATTACTATCCTAAGTGAGAAAGCTGATGCACTAAAAGAACAAACACGCATAACCAAAGAAGCAATAACTACTGAAACATTAAAAATTGAAGCAATACAAACAGCAAATAGTAAAATTGAAAGCACTATTAGTAGTTTACAAGGTACACAACGAGCTTGGCTTGCTAAAAAACAACAAGACATAAACAAACTAACATCTGCTATCGACGAATTAGAACATTTAGATATTGATGTAGAACTAGAGTCGCATGAAAAGTTGTCTAATTGGACACAACATAACAATGCTATTTTGGCTCTTAAAAAAGAATTAAGTACATTAGAGCCAGCACTACAACGTGCAGACAAGAGTGTTGAAAAGGTCAATAAAGATGTCGCAGATTTAGAAGATGCTACGTGTTATACATGTGGACAAGAGCTACATGCAGACAAAAAAGCAGAGATTGCAGAACGTAAGTCAAAAGAACTTGAAGATGCTATATCATACCAAAAAGAAGTTGGTGATAAACTTATTGATGTTACAAAAGCACTTACAGAGATCGGAGACATCAACGGCAAGCCTAATGTATTTTATGAAACTGCTAAAGAAGCCTATGAGCATAGGCAGAACGTCGACAGTTTAAAACAATCTCTTACGTCAAAACAAGAAGAAGCTGATCCTTATCAAGCACAAATTGATGAATTGAATCACACTGCTATGCAGGAAATTGACTGGTCTCCAGTAAATGACCTTACAAGTTATAAAGAACACCAAGACTTCTTACTCAAGCTACTAACTAACAAAGATAGCTTTATTCGCAAGAAGATTATTGATCAAAACTTAGCATATCTTAACAATAGACTTACATACTATCTTGATAAACTAGGATTACCACATAGTGTTGTATTCCAGAACGATTTAAATGTTGAAATTACACAACTAGGACAAGACTTAGACTTTGACAACTTGTCAAGAGGTGAACGTAACAGACTTATACTTGGTATGAGCTTTGCATTCCGTGATGTTTGGGAAAGCCTGTATCAAAAAATTAACTTATTGTTCATTGATGAGCTTATTGATAGTGGTATGGACACAGCAGGAGTCGAAGGATCGCTTGCTGTTCTTAAAAAGATGGGCAGAGACGGTGACAAAAATGTTTTCCTTATCTCGCACAAAGATGAACTTATAGGAAGGGTCAATTATGTAATGAAAGTTGTTAAAGAAAACGGATTTACATCATATGAAAATGATATTGATATTATAGAATGAAACTAAAAGTTGGAGTAAGAGGAAGTAAACTAGCACTTGCATACGCTGAACGTGTATGCAGTGAAATTTCTGATGAAACAGAAATAGTTATAATAAAAACAGACGGTGACCTAAACAGCGATACTCCAATACACGAAATTGGTGGCAAGGGTGTGTTCTGTACTGCTATCGAAAACGAATTATTAGAAGAAAACATTGATATTGCTGTGCATAGTCTTAAAGACATGCCTGGAGAAGAACACCCGGACTTGATTATTGCTGCAATGTTAAAACGTAATAGTCCACACGATGTTATTATTGGTAGTGTTGGATACGGATGCACTATTGGTACTAGTAGTCCAAGAAGAACTGCACAACTAAAAGAACTATATGGTAATCTAGATATAAAAATTAAACCTATTAGAGGAAACATTGATACTAGACTTGAAAAACTAGATGCAGGAGAATATGATGCTATAGTATTAGCCGAAGCTGGTCTTAAAGCACTAGACATTAGACGTACTTGGATTAAGATTCCAACTATTCCAGCAGTTGGTCAAGGAATAATTGCAATACAAACTAGAAAGAACGACATTGACACTATTGATATAGTTCAAAAAGTAAATGACAAGAAAACTTTTGCTCAAGCACAAGTTGAACGTGCATTTTTAAAAGGCATGAACGGTGATTGTCATACAAAACTTGCAGCTCATGCTACCGGAAGTAATCCTATTACATTAAAGGCAATGTATTATGATTGAAGATGACATCCATGACAAACTAACAAAAGCATACATGGAATATTTTAAAGCAAACGAAGCATTTGAGTCAAGAGTTTCGTTTAGAACACATGCTGCCAGCAGAAGGTGGCTAAGAGAAATACGAAAATTAAGTAAAATCCGAAGCGATGAAATACATATAAAGTTCAAAGCCAAACGAGAAGGCAAAAAATAATAGGCTCGCATATATACTTGATGCAGTGGACGTATCAAGATAAACAAGTTGATGAAATATCAGACGAGTATGAAGGGTTTGTTTATCTAATTACTAATACCACTACAGGTCAAAAATACATAGGCAAGAAACTAGCAAAATTTAAAACTACTAAGCCACCACTTAAAGGCAGAAAAAATAAAAGACGCGGTACTAAAGAAAGCGATTGGCGTACTTACTGGGGTTCCAGTGATAGACTAAACGCAGATGTAGCCGCACTAGGCGAAGATAAGTTTACAAGAGAAATATTATACCTATGTAAAGGTAGGGGCGAAATGTCCTACATAGAGGCAAGAGAACAATTTGATAGGCGTGTACTTGAAACTGATGATTACTATAACGGTATTATCAATGTTAGAGTAGGCGGATCAGACAAACTCAAACAGGCATTGCTAGAACATCACATACAGGCAAAACATTCCAACACATAAGGTTGGCGGGCCAGATTAGAAATACCGCTGTGGAAAAAGCTCTCGTATAGAAGCACACGTACATATTGATTAACACACCAGAGTGTGGAAGCCACCAAACAAATTGGGCTCACTAGTTGATATAGATTGAATGTTGGCAATTAAAGAACACAACACAGTTCATAAAAACTCTTTAGCAATAGGAACGAAGCGAGAGGTAGCTGGAAACAGCGATGTCGACGTAGGTTGGGTAAGGTCAGAGCCCGTTGAACTAAGTGTATAAACAATTACCTACTTCCAAGTCTCGGCTGTGACGAACTCACATGAAGTCAAGATTAGATGGAACCAGCGATTAGGTTCCGTCTGACTGAAACAATCTACATGAAGCAATTACAATATTACTATCGTAATATTGCTTTAATTCATATCTATTACTTCTATCACATGTAATATCATTAATCTTTAAACGAAGTGTTATAGTTTGAGTGCTAACGAAAACTTGTATTAACGAAGTTAATACATAAATATACATAACTAATGATTAAGGATATCTCATGAAAGTACATCATATAACTGAAGCACCTAGGATTGAACCTAATGCTAACACTAGATCAATGCTTAGGTCGTTAAGTGGAGTAGAAACGCCTAGAGTTGCACCTAGATTATCAGCAACTAATACATCATCGCTACCTAAGTCAGTTGATATTAAACCTGGAATACTGGATCCAAAGGGCAACAAAACATTTAATGTTGTTGATCAAGATGGTAAGGTAATTAAACGATTTAGTGGACCTTCAGCTGAAAATGATGCTAACATGCACCGCGATAATCTTAAAAGACAAATTAGAGCAGCTAAACCAAAAACAATAAAAGCACCATCAGCCGGAAATGCTATTAAACCTGATGCTGATGAAATTAAACCTGATTCTAACAAACCTAAGAGCAAAAAGACAAATGCATTTAGAAAATTTTTAAAGTTTGGTGCTCTTGGCGGAGTTATTAGCGCAGGATTATTAGGTCAAGAAATTATAGAGGTTGGCGAGACTTATGCTGAAACTTTAGATGCTAACAATAACGATGCTAGTCACCCTGAAGTACAAAAAGTAAGACAATATCTTGCCAATGTATGTGCTGACGCTGTTGTACAATTTTTTACAGGCGTAGCAAGCGGAGCAATAGCCGGTAGTATAGCATCACGTTTTCTTGCAGTTATACCAGGAGCAGGATGGATAGCTGCAATTTTAGCAGGTGGATTTGCTACTGTTGTATCTTATGCCGCTTCAGAAGCTGCTAAAGGAAAAGTATTTGTTGATAGTATAGCTAATTGGATGATGCGTAATATCGATGATGATTTATTAGCTAATCTTACAGATGATGTTAGTACTGGTGCTAGTAGTGAAAAAGCACAAGCTAAAGATGCAATGAAAGATTTAATTCTAAATGATCCTAAAATGATGCAAGCATTTAAACTTGCTAAAAAGACAAAAGCTACAAAAGCGGCAGTTTAGTTTTTTCAGTAGTTTCAATATTATCTTTGATAATTTTATTTAAAATTTCTCTATCTTCGTGCGAAGTATGATACATTAAATTTTCATATGAGAAACTTCCTCTCATATACCATCCAATTCTATATAGATTATCTTTTAATTGTTTGATTTCCAGCTCAAAGTCTTTGGTCTTTGAGATTATATCAGATTCCTCGAGTTGAGCGATCGTGCTCCGAAAAAATTTGAATAGTCCAAGTTAAGTTTTGTTTTGTAAGACTTGCCACAGTCTTCGGCAACACACTGTATATCGATATTAGGTAAATTCCATTTTTCAGTTAATTCTTTAATATTATCTCTTAACTTACCATAAAATACAGCATCATTGTTTTCAATAAATTCTAAAATATTTTCTGACACAGCTTCAGTTAAACCGTTTTTTTCTATCGATTCGATATGACTTACTGCAACTAATAAATTTAATTTACTTGACTGTTTAAAAACTTCTTGTAGTTGTGCTTCTTTATCTTCTCTCTTTAGATCTGAATTATTATTAACAGCAAGTACTTGTCTTTCTAACGCAAAGTTTTGCATACTAAAATCGGTATTTTCTCTATATGATAACGGTCGCAGGTTAATTTTAAATCCATCTACATCAAAACTATTTGTTACAGGACAGTTTGCAAAATTTTCTAATATTTTTGTTAGCATTATATCATTTTCGTGAACAGCACTACAATGCGGACACGCAGTTTCAATATTCATAGTGTCACCGTATGTTGCAATACGTATAGCAATTAAAATGTAGTCGATATCAAAGCCAACAATGCTCCAAGGGTCTTGTATATGAGGAATGCAACTTTGCATAACTTCGGTAGTTGCAGTACCTGATAATAGAGCATCTGGAGTTTTAAAAGTAATTTCGTCCATGGCATTCATTCCAAATACTGGAACTGAAGTATATTCTTTGTCTTTTAATACTTCTTTATCATCATAGTAGTGACCTTGACTAGGTAAGTCAATATATAATTTAGCTTGTCTACTATATTCTTTTAAAAAACTACTCATGTTATTCCTGCGATAAATACTTTATATAAAACTATTTACCACTTACAGTAATATAGGGTTTTAATACTGGAGACATAATTTATGGCATTAGACAGAGCAGACAGAGACGCTATAGTAGAAGCAATAACTGCTGGTTTTAACACCAGTGCTAAAGCTGGAAATTCTTCGCCAACCTTCAGCGGAGATAAGTTTCCTGGCGGTAATATACTAATGAAAGCCGCTGAAGGTGTTTTTAAAGGTGCTGAAAAAGTAATTACTAAAGGCGGCGGACGAATTGCAGATACTGTTGACGGGTTTGGCAAGGTTGGTTCAGCCCTTGGTACTCTAATTGGTTATGTAGAAAATACCAACGATGTATTCCAAAGTTTATCTAAGGTAGGTGCAGGTTTTGATGCAAACTTAGGTGCGCTACGACAAGCTGCAGCACAAACAAGAATGCCATTGGCACAATTTGCTGGCATGATATCTCAGAACACAGCAGAATTAGCAGGATTTAGCGGCGGAGTAAACGCTGGTGCTAAACGCTTTACCCAATTAAGTTATGCAATGTTTGATAGTAATCTTATAGAAAACTTTATGGACCTTGGTATGACTGTTGAAGAGTCAAACGAATTTTTAATGAAAAACATGGCATTTGATCGTAGACGTGCAAGACTAGAAGGAATGACTGATCAACAGCAAATACAATCTGCATTAGACCTTGCTAAATCAATGGATGTTATGGCAAAGCTCACAGGTAAGAGTGTGCAAGAACAACAAGACTCTTTAAAAGATAGAATGAGAGAAGGCGCTACTCAAGCTAAATTACGTCTATTAGAAAAAGACGGAGTTACTGGAGCTAGTACTGCATATAAACAAGCACAGTCGGCACTGGAAGGATCTCCTAAAGTTGTTGGCGATCTATTAGCTGATCTTACACAAACTGGCGTACCAATGACACAAGCTACTAAGAATTTTGCAGCTACTAACAAAGAAGCATATGCATTACTACAACAATCTGCAAATGCAACAAAACGAGGCGATGTTGCAACAGCTGAAAAACTTGCACAACAAGCGGCAGCAGCAACAGCTAAATTTGCTGATAGTAGGCAAGGGTTAACACTTTCAACACTTGCACAAGTAAATGAGATTGCACAAGGACAAGCTGACAGACTAGAAGAAGTTGGTCCTATAATAGATCAAATTGCAGCTCATTCAGATAAACTTGCAAAAGAACTAGGTAGAACTCCATCTATATTTGAAACATATAACGATATGTTATCAGAAGCTGTAGATACACAATCAGCACAATTAGGTGGCACACTTAAAGGACAAGAAGCACAGCAATCAGTTAGAGAAGGACAACTAGGACTAGCAAATGTAGCATCTACATTTAATGAAGAACTAGGCAAAGCAATGAGCAGTAGTACAGTTGCTCAAGGTATATTCGACGGTATGACAAAATTCATAACTGAGGGTGCTGCAGCAATTGGCAATACAGCTGCTGCTGGTATTAATTTGGCTGCTGGAGAAACACTTGCTGATGTTAAAAATAACGTAACTGATCCAGAATTACGAAAGCAGATAGATATTGTTGAAAGTCCTACCTCAACTGCAGATCAAGTACAAAAAGCACAAAGTGCATTAATTGATGCTAAACTATTAGGTCCAGACGGTAAGTCTCTAAACACTACTGTTGTTAATGATATATTTGAAAAAGCACGTGAAAGGAATAACGCTAATTTAAGTGAAACCCCAGTCGATAGAGATCAAAATGATTCTTTCTTAAATAATTTTAAAGAATTGTTATTTGGCGGAGATGACGGTGTTACACCAAGTGGTGGTGATAAAGCTATTGGNGGTCCAGTAACATCTGGAACTGCATATCGAGTTGGTGAGCAAGGACCAGAAACATTCTTAGCAGGAATGGACGGAGCAATTATTCCAAATATGAAGGCAATGTTAAATAGAATGCCTGATATTGCTAAAACTATGCAAGATGAGATGGCACAATTTGGTGCACCTATGTCAGAAGCAGCCAAAACAGCATCTGCGCTTTCAGGCGGTAATAACACATCGGTAGAACAAAAACTTGACATTCTGAACCAAACCATGTTACAATTAGTTAACATAAATAGTATGCAGGCACGAACAGGTGAAAAACAATTAAAAGGATTGCGACATACTGGCAATTTAATGAGTGGACTAGGTAGAGCATGAGTTGGAAAAAATACTTTACACCAGTACAAACTGGTGACAATATGAACGGAAGTTACTCTCCTATAAACGGAGCAGGAGCAAATGGACGACCAGGTCCGGCAAGATCAAACTATTCAAGTTACTTACCTGATGTATATGTAGGTTCGCCAAACAGAGTCGAACGCTACGGTCAATACAATACAATGGATAGCGATAGTGAAGTAAATGCTGCACTAGATATCCTTGCAGAATTTTGTACACAAAAAAATGACGAAAATAGTACAAACTTTAAATTTAATTATAACAAGTCTGCTACTAACAACGAAATTAATATTTTAGGTCAATAC